ATCCGCAATTACTTTTTCAAGTGGTGAATAAAATCCATTAACTACATCTGGCTGAGTTTCTTTAACCTCAACATCTTTTCCATTAATATTTAATGAAGTGATTTCTTGTCTTGGCTTTTGCATATGAAGACTAGGTTCACCTTTTGATATTGCTTTATATTTTCCTAACTCGCTAGTTAAATCTTTTGAAGAAACATGATTAAGATCTGTATCGCTTTTAAATTTATATGATGGTTTTGTTGTAGTGGTAACTCCAAATCCTTTTGTTTCTGTTTCCCCAATCTTTGCACTTCTTCCTTCTATAGCTTGATTTTTACCAAATGTTTTAAATGTTTTATTGAAAATATCTACGCCAACAGGTGATTTGTCTATTGTTTTTATAGCAAACGGATATGATGGATGGTTTAAATCTTTTTCAAAAAATACAGGGCTTGTTATTTTTAATGCTGAATACGCATCTCCTGTTTCTAATCCTTTTAAAAAATCTTCCTGACCTAAATCCATAAACATCTTGTCGACTCCAGCTCCTGATGCTTTATATTCCCCTTTCTTTAATTTTGTTTTATCAAATACAAATTGCTTTTCTCCATTAGGGTTTAATATAAATGAATTTTCATTATACCCCATATCAATCAACATTTTTGTTATGATTGGATTTGCATTTTTAATTAATGATGCTCTAAAAGAATCATAAGAAGAATTTGCTTCAGACATAGTTTGTCCATCTTCCATTCTTCCTCCTTTTAAATAATTATCAAATAATCCAATAACAGAATCAACATTTCTTACATTTCCTATTTTATAAGTTGATTTTATAGCATCGATTAATCCATTATAACCCTCTTTATTTTTAGCATAAGCCAATAAAGTTTTTACAAATCCAACTTTTGCAGATAAAGATGTTTTATGTTTTAAGTCACTACCTTTCCCAAGAACCACAGCACCAGGCTTAGGGTTTTCAGGCAATGATAAATTAAATATTTCTCCTTTTTTATTTTTTAATATCCAATCATTTTTCCCTTTACCTTTTTCAACTTCAAACGAACCTTCATTAAAAGATTCTGGTAATTTAATTCCATTATTTATAAATAACGATCTGTTAAATTGAGTAGAAAAAGAACCAGCAGAATCAGCACTTACTGATGCTCCAGCTTTCCCTGTTTCGCCTCCATTTAATGGATAAAAAACACCTCCATCAAAACTTGCTATTTTTTTACCATCATGTAAAATATCTCCTACAAACAAATCATCCCAATGAGTAAGAGCAAATGTTAGATCTTTAAGCGAATCTTTTGGACTTATTACTTTTACTCTTCCACTTTCTACAGCTTTTTCACTTTCTTTTGCATCCAATGCTGGTTTTTTAGTTATCCCAGATTCCCCATAATTAGTAATCTGTTTTTGAATTGCAAAAATAGTATTTTTAGCTTTTTTCTTATTTTCTATTTTAACATCAATAGCCTCACCTTTTTCAAATCCTGTAGATATTTTATCTGCAAGTGCCTTTAATTCTCCTACAGTCTTTATTTTTCCAGACAAATCAACTCCTACAGCCTTCATCATATTAACAAAGATCTGTTTAATCTTATCGAAGTTACTCTCTGTAATTTTAACTTTACCGTCTGCAACGTCAGCAATAAATTCTGTTACAGCTTCCATCTTTTGTTGAGCCTCATCATAAGCTGAAGCAAACTCTTTTGAATAGAAACCTTCTTTACCTGCACGCTTCTCAGCCGAAACAACTTGATTAAATAATCTATCAACAGCTTTCGGATCAACAGCATGTATAGCATTTAATATAGGATGAACTCCTTCGTGAAACAAGGTGTTGCTTTGAATTTTCTCAAGGTTCAGATGAATAGTTTTTGTTTCTGAATCGTAAAATCCTCCTGCTACTATGCTTTCTTGTGCTTTACCACCTGCCTTTTCAGCAGCTTTCGCAAAAGCTTCTGGAGTTTCATGTGTTTCTACTTTTAAATCAGGACTAACATCTTTCAATGCAGCTACAACGTTATCAACCTGTGCCTTTGTCTTCTCTATTACTTCCTTTTGCCCTGCCTTAGCCTTAAGCTCTTCTAGTTGAGCCTTTTCGTTTTCTTTTAAAGTACCGTGTGATTCTTTTAGTTTAAGCGTGTTGTACTTACTTTTTTCTGCAGGAGTAATCTTTTCAGCTTTAACTTCTTCAGGTAATTTAGATGCCCATTCAGGAAGTAATCCTATTTTTTGTTCTGCAAAAGGTTTTTCTTTTGCAGAAACTTTTTTGATATTACCATTCTCATCTCTTAAATGCTCACCAAAGTTAACCCAAGAGTTTTGTCCGCGAGTCTCAGTAGTCATAGCTCTTCTTGCTAATGGACTAAACATACGAGCGTGAACATCCCATGCATTCTCTTCTCCCTTTGCTCCAAAAGAATTACCTCTTTCACCGTGACCAAATGCATCATGAACAAAACGGAACACATCGTTTACAAGCAATGGTTTTCCGTTAATGTCTTTCTGCCCACTATCTTTTAATAATGGATTCTCTGACCTTTGTTTTTCTGTTATCTCTTTACCACCAAATTCTTTTTCTGTTGAAAGAACAAAAAGATGTTTATTATCTCTAAGGTCTTTAAGCATTTCAGTAGAATTCTTATATGGCTCTCCTTCCCCTTCATATATTTCAACCTTGTAACCATTGTCAACTAAATGTTTATGTTGATCAACACTTTCTTTTGCTAAAGCTTCATAAGAGGCTTTAGTCTCAGGGTCATTAGGGTTATTCTTCATCTCTTGAAAAGCATCGGCACGTTTCTTTGCCTCCTCTTCACTGATATCGAAAATCTTTTCTCCCTTAGGTGTTTCTATCCCAACGTTCTTTTTGTAACTATCAGCTACATTAGAAATTTCAGGAACAGGTTCTGAAAATAATTTACCTCCAGCTTTTACTTCTTTAACTTCAATTTGTTTACCTTCTTCGGTAGGCGCAGTCCCTTGCTCGCCTTGTCCCATTCCGACACGTTCACCCCCTGTGACTCCAGCTTCGTTTTGTTCGCGTGGAAGAATCCCTGTTGTGCTTTGCTTTTGTACGGCATCTTTTTGTTGTGTTAGTTCGTTAATTTGTGTGTCTAAAATATCGTGAACGGATTTATATACAACAGGGACATTTTTTTTGTCTTCCTGTAAACGTTCAATCCTTGCCGTTAAATCTTCTGCTGTTACTGCATTATCTGCATTTAGTTTTGCTTCAACCAATTGTATATCAGCATCTGTTCTATTTGCCTCAGCAATCTCTTGTTCCTTGAAATCGATTTGTTGATAAAGCATATCCTTTGCCTCGCCTTCAGGAAGATTCTCGAAAGCACTCTGCATCTCAGCAAGCTCTGTTTGCAGCTTGTCATTATTTGGAGCTGTCTTTTCTTCTACAGTGTTTATCTTATTAAGAATTTCTTTTGATGCAGGTGTATCAGATTTCTCTGCCTCGTTCTTAATGTCAGTAATGTTTACCTTCTTTAATCCTTCCTGTAAATTTTCAAATGATTGTTTTTCTTCAGGTGTAGCTTTGTTTTCTGCAACCTTCTGAGAAATATCTTTTAAATCTTTTATTGATTTTATTTGTGATTTTATTTCTCCTGCACCGCGCATAGCTCCTGCAACTGCTGCAAAGTCTAATAGCTCTAAAACCATAGCACTATTGCTTCCTTCTTCAGGTTTTATGCCCATAGCATTTGTTAGCTTAGATACCATAGTAAATGGAGTATCTAAAACATTCTCTACAGTTTTAGCTGTCTCAGGAGAAAGATTTTTATTTGCTGCTGTTTTTATTGCATCGATAGCTATGTTGAATTCTACTGCTGCAGGAATTAAATTGAATGCTGTTTGAGTGCCTCCTGTTAATGTCGTTAATGTTCCTTTTACAATATCTTGTTTCTGAACAGGTGTTCCAAAAAGCAAATTAGCTCCCTCTCCCATCTTCTCAACACCGCCCTTTATCGCTTCACCTGTTTTAACAGCAAACTCATTAGACCAATCGGCTATAGGTTGTAACGCTCCCCATGTTTGAGACATAGGAGTTTTAATGATAGGTTCTTCGTGTGGTTGATTGTTCTCTACTGCTGCAGCAAAAGACTCTAATTGATCCTTGTCATACCCTTTATCAACAAGGGTTTTGATGTAATGCTCTTTATATATTGGTGATGGATTAGAAACTAAATCTTTAGCCATACCTTGCTTTAACAAGTCTGACTTAGCAAGATCGTGCTTAACGATGTTATCCTGTTTTATCTGATTGACATAAGGAACCTTAATCTTCTCCTCTGAAGTAGAAGGGGCTTCGAATCCCACAGCCTCTGCCATTGATTTTGAAGTACCACCTACCGATTTCGATGGTGAGGTGGGCGGATTTTTTTTTTGCCACACCGTTCAAATCGTCAAGTGTGGGTAGTGTTTCAGATGTTGAATCGTTGTTTAATTCGTCTAATGTTGGCAGTTTGTCTTCCATTGTTATTGCATTACCCATTTAGTACCATTATATACTGCAGTTCCGCCTTGGACAGCTTTAGTATCTCCTTTTTTAGGAGCTTTATTATTTGAATCCTTTGAATTGTATTTCTTTATAGTTACATGCTCAGGAGCTTTACCGTTTAATAAATCAGTAGGGTTTTCTATACCGAAAGAATTTATCATAACATCCGCCACTGAATTGTAATCTAAAAGTTTTATTCTTTGTACTGGATTTCCATCGTCATCTTTCTCTGTTACAGATCCCTTAAGCATTATCTTTCCGCCTTTTGTTTGAACAATAGCCATAGGTGTAATATCCATTGTCCCACCTTTAACGTCAGGGTTGTCAACCTTTAGCTTAGGATTCTCTGCTTTGTCAGTAAAGTTAAACGAAGCTGTCTTATCTCCATTAGGTTGCTCTGTTACTACAGCCGATACTCTTGGACGTTTTGTTGTTTCTCCTTGACCTGTAGCTTGAGGGCCTGCCTTTGTATCACTAACAACTAACTTTGGAGCATAGATTTTTTTATAGTATTCTATAGGGTCTTTTGCTCCAAGCTTATCTGCTGCTCTATTAAAATCATATGCAGCCTGCTCAAATAATTGAGCGTCTTTCAAATCATCTTCAATTGATTTTTCAGCTTGCGCTAATGTAAAAGTCTTACGATAAGGTGTATCTTGTGCCATCGCTTGAGCGTTTGGAGCTAACACCTTTAAAACTCTATCGTTATAATTAATGTTTTGTTTATAAATAGATGGGTCATCATTCCAATTACCAGCATCTGCTGTAGAAGCTCTCTTTAAATGCTCATCCATTACACCCTCTCTATAAGATGCAGGGTCTTTAGCAATCATTTGACCATTAGCCTCCCACTTCTCACGATAGTTCTTAGACAACTCTGCATTTGTGTTATAGTCACCATAAAGTCTTTGAAACTCTAACGTAGCCCCTATATCTCCATTGCGTAACTTGTCGTGATTTTTATTAACGAAGTCTCTTATGCCTTGAGCTTTCTCAGCAAACATTTGTTGATCCTTAGGCATAATCTCAATAGAACCCATCTTAGATAGGTTGCTCATCACATCTGCTTCAGTATCTGCCGCTTCTTTTTCTTTCGCTTGCTTAGCAGCAAAATCCTCCTTCTTCTTTTGAAGAAGATTCTCCTGCGTTTGTTTAGTGTCTATTATTTGAGCTGCGCCTTTTCCAATATCATATAGATCTGTACGGGCATCGGCTGTTGAGTTATTGTACATCTTATTGAGGATAATAAGGGTTTAAATTAGTCTGCTTAAACATATTAGTTGTGTCAGGAGCATTCCATTGACCCATATTATTTCCGTACTGATTTCCTGGCTGAACAAACATTCCCTTTGTATTAGGATTGTTATATGTACCAACGTTTGTGTTACCATAAGGATTAACTTCACCACCTGTATCTGTTGATTCAGGAGCTTTAGCTTTAGGCTTCATGCCTGCAACTCCTCCGCCTGCCATTTGCAATCCTCCAGAAATATTCTGCATACCTGCACCAATCATTGCTTGGTTCTGAGCAGTTCTTTCGTAGTAAGGATTTTCCTTGTTAATTCCCCAAGCCTTGTCTTTGTAATCAGCCATGTTCTGTCTTTGAGCAGATAGAGTCTGTTGATTAGCTTGTCTTGCTGCTGCATCCATACCTAACAGATTACCATATGCCTGATTCTGGCTATCTGCTAACCCTGCAATACCTGCCAACCCACCTTTACGTGAACCTGCAGAAGCTAACGCTTGAGCAGAACCTCTTTGAAGGTTCGATAAATATTGTTGCTTTTGCTCCTCAGGAAGACCTTGCAGAGCTTGTTGTTGTGCTTGATTAAGATTTTGCTTTACCTCGTCAGGAATTTGGTATTCAGGACGTTTATTTTTCTTTTGGTCGTAATAGCCTTTAGCCATTTGAACACCACCCATTACAGCGGTAGCTCCGCCAACTCCAACAGCTATCCAAGTCATCGTATTAATTTTTTAAAGAAAGAAATTAAACGATTTTCTTTCTTGGTTGTTTTTATAAATCTTTCATAATCCTCGTAGCTATCAGCGATAACTTCTTTTTCTAACAACTCTAAATCTTGAGTGTTAGTTGGATTAAGGTGTACTGTTATCCATACTGTGTCAGTGATAGCGTGAACAACTCTTTTAGTTCCTGCTGGAGATATCATAGACATTGGGCCTTGTAATTCTTCCATCCCATTCTCCGTTACAACTAACACTTTCCCTGACATTAAAAAGTTTGGGTGATCATGTTTGTGAATCTTTCCAACTAACATAGTGTCAGCAGGAATAAATATCTCTCTTACATAAATACCATCCGAAAAAGTATGATTCAATGGACAGTATGATGAGTCTCCTATAAAAGCACCTTCTACCCCTCTTAACTTATCCTCTACAGACATTATATCTTCTCTTATGTGCTGCTTAGATGCTGTTATTTCATTATCTATTGCTGCCAAAGCTGGGTCTAATGCCATTATCTTTTATTTAGAAATTCATATAGAGCAATCACTAATAACGTACCCATCAAACCTATCAACCCTCCTACAAAAATATCAAAAATACTTGACATTCCAAACATTAGAACAAAATTTATTATACCACTCCAAAATGAGAAGCATTTGTGACAGTTAAATATCTCATCAAAGAACCAATATACCTTATACTTTATAGTTGTTATTACTCCTTTCATCTCAGGAGACTTCATAGCTATAGAAAAGCATTTACGTTTATGACTTAGCCACGACCTGAATGGTGTTAGTAGTGTAGAATACACAGCTATCCAAGATAACCCCGATGTTGCTAATATGAATTTCAGTAGTTCTAACATAAGTCAAATATAATAAATTTATCGATTACTTAAGAACGATAATATGTAATCAAAGTTAACAGCGTTTATTTTATTGTAATTGTTTCCTGTGTAGCGGAACTTAGCCAACATTGTTCTATCTCTCATTACATCCCCTTCAAACAAAGGTAATGCAGGAGGAATAATGTTAGGTGTGTTTGTGTCGCGCCATACTGCAGCATATTCATTGTTTTCTCTCTTCTCGAAATCAGACGCAATTAAATTAGTTAGCTGACCGTTAGGTGTTGTTATCTGATAAACTTCCCACGGACTGTTTGTTTCCTCAGAAATAGATTCAAGGATTTTAACGTTAGATGGAACTGCGTTTAAGTAAACCCAAAACTCAGAGTTGTATAGAACACCGTAGAATTTATTGTAGATAGGGTTTACATTGTGTACATATAATCTTCCTTCTTTAAATGTTACAATACCACTATTGGCACTACACATTCCTTCAGGATGATAGCTATAGAATGTACTCCATTGATTAAATCTTTCATTCCAAGCTAATGTTTCAGCAGGGATAATATTTTCAACACCAGCAATAACTTGAGCAAAAGCTATAACATATTCATTAAACTTGGTGTCGAAAACGCCATAAATCTGAGATTTCTGACCTGTTGCTACAATAGCCTTACATTTATCTGTAAAATAATTATGCATTGACCCTGTGTCAGAAATGACAGTAATTCCATCGTTAGCCAATCTCCACACAACACCTCTTAAAACATCAATACCATAATCGTTATCTCCGAAAACAGCGTGACTCTCAGGATTACGTCCTATACCGAACTCTCCTGCATAAGGGACTGCTTGTGGACTAAGTACTGCGTTAGATGTTCCAACGGCTGTGTTAAGCTGTAAATCGCCATAAATAATCCTATCTACAGGCACAAGACTTAGCTTTAACTCTTGCATCATTACAAGACCTGTATTCTTTACTCGGAATTTATAAATCCCTCCGTAACGTTGATCGTATGATTCGTAGTTTGAATCGTAAACAGAACTTAATCCGTTTATATTTGTTTCCGCAATAAACAATTCAGAATAATAAACAGTACTCTGTCTTGTTACTCTTTTTATCTGAACATCAACAGTGTTTGGTCTACCAAACCCATCAGCATTAGATTTAAACAAATTACTTGCAGAAGATGCCTCTATGTAAGAATAAACACGGCACACTTGAGATGCAGTACTAACAAAAGGCATATCGCAATATCTTCTAAAGCAATCTCCACTGTTAAATATATCCTCTGCAGCTTTCACTATTTTACACGCAACACTTGAAGCATAAGTTCCAAACATTGTATATGTTGCAGTGCTTATTGTTATTGATGTTGTAGTAGTTCCTGTCACAACACCATAAATACTAAATGCTCCAGTATTAGCTTTTACTTTTACCTTGTCATTAGTATTAAATCCGTGACCAAGTGGAGCAGCTACCACCATAACATTCGTCCCCGAATTATATGATGTACTTGTACAAGATGAAATTAATTGATTAGCAAGAGAACCATTATGAACCCAATTGCCATGAATGTCTGTACCCAATGTTCCTTCTTCAGCAACCTCATAAATCAATTCGTTATCATTGATAACACTTGCAGCAGGATGATAAACTTCAAACAAGGCCCCACCTTTTAATGTAGTAGGAGTTGTTGGACTCATTCTCATTAACAATATTCCTGTAGAAGAATCGTAAGCGATAACTTCTTGGTCGTTAAACGGGAAGAAGGTGTCTAATGTTGATATTGCAGCAGGACTATATGGCGGAAGTGGAGTTGGATATGTTGGAGATGTTGTCCATGCCGCATTAGCAATAAATCTTACTCTATCCCCTACAGCATAATCGTAAACTAAAGTTGAGTTTGGATTTTCTGTTTTATATCTATCTGTAATATTTAATAGTGAAATCTCTATGTACTTTGCATTTGCAGGAACAGACTCTAATGTTCTATCAGCATTAAGATAAGCAAAATCCTGTACAACAAATTGTATATAATTTGATATTGCTTCATCCTTACTTCTTACTATTTGATAATGTGTTGCCCATGTAGGAGGTTCATTATAAATTTCTACATTAACTTGTGGCACATATTGCATTTGATCACCTAAAATACCAAACACTACATTGAAAGCCGCTCCTGTACCAGCTCCTGAAGAAACATCTTGAGAAACAGGATTTGATGGAGTAGCAGTATATAATCCAGCTTGATTTATAGACGCAGATAATACACCAAATGATAGAGAAGTCAATACAAAGCTAGCTCCTCCTGCTGGAGATACAGATGTTTGATAAAGAGCAGCAGGAACTGTACCTGAGTAACTTCCTCTTGAGGATACTGTATAAGAAACAACTTCTCCAAAACCACCAACAGAATTAACAGTTACAATAGTTCCGCCATCTAAAGTTATTACATCAGATGCACTATATCCAGCTCCTGAAAAAAAGAAAGACGAGGATGCAAATTGTACAGAATCAACATTTAAAATTGCAGGAGATGTAAATGTTCCTCCTGATAATGTTATTGTATCGCCTGGGAGATATCCTGAGCCATATGAAGTGGCATTTACAACAGCCGATGTTGCGCCAGAGTTAGTATAATATGATGGATTATATAAAGGGTCTGTAAGGAATGGAACATATAATGTTGTTCCAAATCTATCCTCAACAATATCTGTAGTTTTACCAACAACAATATTACTTAATCCACTTCTATTTCCTGGATTATCATAATAAACAATTCCATTTTTATAGATACCTCCCGACTTCAAATAAGAAGCGTTAGGGAACCATATATTTGATGGAGCTGTTGGCTTAACATAAGACAAAGGAAGTCGCATATCAATAGCTACAGGGTCTTGATTCTCTGTAACCAATCCATCAACAATCCTTGTTCCTTCGATAAGCTCTTGTGCCTTAGAACGTAAAGGAACATTATCGTAAAGCTTATTGCTTTCCGTTGCTACTAAAGTTACATAATTCCCATCATTATAAAATGGAAATTGATATGTTGAATCATTTGTTAAACCTAATGCTTCCTTAGACAAGTCAGCTATCAAAGAAAAATCTATACTGCCTAACTGTTGTGCTGCAATACGAATCCTTGTAACGATACCACTTCCTGTTGGAACATCTATTGTAATTTTATTATCAGCGTAAATTAAATCTTCTCCTGTTCCTCCAAGGTTTGTTGTTACAGGCCAAGCATAAGCACTAATAGGACTCCACGCACTTATCTCTTTGTCGTCATAAACAAACTGAACCTTAAACCTAAAAAATCTTTTATCAAGATGATTCACAAGCTGTGCAGGGTCATTGCTCCATACATAAGTAGGAGAAAATAACGGAGGTTGTTTTATTCTTGTAATGAATCTTGGCTCAAACGGTGACGGGTAACCTAATGTATAGTTACCAGCAGAAAAGTATTTTGCCTTCTCTATGTTTAATTTCTTTGGCTCATTATAGTCATTACTATCATTTGGATTTTCGTAATTATCCGTCCAATATAATAAATGATTATCCGAATCAAGTTCGATAACATTGATTCCTGTTATTAAATGATCAACGTCAAACTTTAAATAATAATCTGCAGGAATTGCAGACTCTTGCAATACTAATGTTATTGTGTCGTTTAAATAATTGTACTCTAGTATTGTATGGTTGTTGGATGAATTATAAACAAAATAATAAACCTTTGAATATTTTACGTACTCCTTAGAGCCTATAACAACGTTATCTCCAGCAGGTAAAGTATAAGACACAACTTCATTTCCAAGGACTGTTTCAATAGCCCCTATCTCATTGTTGTCTGATGCCAATACTCTTACATCAACACGCTTTGCAGCTTTCCCTTCACCGAACTTCTCCGCAGAAGTATCGCTATCCATACCACTCGTGAAAACAATTTTCTGTTGCATATTATTTTACCATTTAACGGATGCTTGATTACCTGTTCTAAATGCAGTTAACCATTCCTCTGAAGTTCTTGAATTAAATCTTATGCGTGATGTTCTTTCCGCCTTTTGGAAGTCTATCATTGCCATTTGCTTTTCATTACCATTACGGTTTCTGTCTCTTGCAATAAGCTTCCAATAAATATAATTCTTTACAGTATCGATTAGAAAAGGATGAACAATAAAGTCTCCCTCTGCCGCATCAATATCTGCTAAATATTCTAATACTACTTCTTTTGTTCCGCTCGGTAAACTTCCGAATAATATCTGACCATTGTTAAGGTCGAAACGATAATATCCATTAGCGTTGTTACCACCACCGATTCCGAAGAAACGTCCTAACATCTCACCGTTTCTGATGTTGTCATCAAGATAATCTGATGACCACCAGATACCTGCGATTGTTGTCGCTTGTGATGTAACGTATCTTGTACCGCTATTATTTGTGTCTGCAGGATTTCCACAGGCATCATATGTTTTATCTAAACATAAATTGTCATTACGACCTAAGCTGTGAAGCTGTCCATCCTTACCACACAAAGCAATTCTTGTATAGTTTTAATAATCAGAAGGCAAATCTGCAGTATCATTATCATTAACAGTTAAGTTAACAACCTTTGGAATACCCGATAAGTCCATATTTTGCTCACGTAAACAAGCTGTACCTAGCTGATAAAGTCTTGCAAATTTATTAGCAGACCCTTCACCAACTTCTATTAGAAGCTCGTTTACAATATTTGATAGAGTGTAACTCATTATACGATTACTTTTTCTTCTTGCGGTTTACGTGAAGCGAATTTCGCTACAACCATATTCACGATGTTGTCTACTGTAGATCGAGGAATGTTTAATTCTTCATCCACATCAGTGTTGTCTAAAGCTATTGCAAGCTTAAGCATTATGTTTCCGTTAGTAATTGATGTCATCTTCGGGAAATACATTTGTGTACCTTCCACGAAATATGTTTGTGAACCACCTAAGACACTTGACTTAAGACCCGACCACATGCTGACACTTCCTGAACCTAACATTATAAATTCTTTTGTTTGTCCTAATAAAAACCCCACATAATTGATTCCTCTTTGAGATGGTAATCGTAAGTATGAGCTTGGGATTTCTATGTAGTACATGTTTGTTGCTGTGTCTAAGACAGGAGACAAAGAACCATCTTTTCCCATTGTAGAGATAAATGCTCCGTCAACTTCATACGAGCCATCTTGAATGTTCTCGTACCATTCTTTTTTTACAGCAGATGAGTAAGCATCAATCACTGAAGCGAGGATAGGTTGAATATCTCCCGCGCCAAGTATGTACTTTATCTGTTCACTAATTTTATTTAATGATGTCATTATAATAATGAATTAGTTTGTTTCATATATTCCTGAGCGAATTGTTCTAACTCAGAGTCACGTAAGTTAACACCTTGAAGAGAAAGAAACACTGCAGCTACTGCATTAGTGCTATAATCTTGAAACTCAAAGTTAACTGACGTTAATGGATCGTATACAGGTCTTCCACTAACAATAGTGTACCCCCAAATAGGTTGCACAGGAGTCTTAAAGTAATCTATCTCTATAATACCTATGTTACGAGGAAGGAAGCGAACTGTGCTACTAAACTCGTTGTACTTAGGAAACCTTAATGTAGGCTCTCTTAAAGACGATGCTTGTATGAATCCCCACTCAACTTCTTTTATCTCTTCGATTTGTATCATACGTCCAACTCCTTTAGGGTTAACATAGTACTTCCTAAGGGCTGTTAAATGTTGATAGTCTGAAGGGTATGGCAACACTCCTGTTAATGGAACAGCTGTTGTTTGTTGTTTAAGGTAAATCCTTAACAACTCACTAACCTCTTCTGTAGCCAAAAATGTTTGATAATCCTTTTCGTATACCTGCATCAATGATTGAAAACAAAGTTGATTAAATTGTGATGGGGATATTACTCCCCCAACTTGAACCTTGTTAGATAGAAATTCAGTGTAAGTCTTAAAGCTATTTATGTTTACCATTTAATGTAATATTTATTAACCAATTAACACTGCTCTCCATAAAATTGCAGTCTCTTGAGCTGGGAAATTAAAAGTCATAGTTATATCACCAGTTACAGAGTCAACTACGATTTCAACAGTATCAGTGGTATTTAGTATCCACTCAGTATATGGCACTTTTTGACTCTCAGCCCACAACTGTATATGAAAATCAGTTTTAGGTTGAGCAGAAGTTCCTGTTCCTAAATAACCATTAATAAATCCACTACCACAAGCAGCTACTATTTCTGCATAAGTAATAATTTCAGATGTGGAATCACCAGAATTGTAAAATTGTTTAGTGTACTTAATTAAAGCAGGAGCAGGTGCATCTGCCGACACTACATAATTAGTAACTCCAGCAACAGTTGCTCCAGGAGTAACAGTAATGCCACTTCCAGCACTTACCGTTGTGCGTAATCCGTTTATAGTATATGTTCTAATAATCCCTATAATACCGCTGTCAGTAACTGTAATGTTGTTACCTGCTACAACTTCTGTATTGTAAAGACTATTTATTGCCGTAAGAATGGCAGAACTAAAAGATATTGTGTAGGTAGTTGTTGAACCAACTGTTACAGGGGTTACTGTAATTGGCTCTCCAGCACTATCAACAACAACATTGTTAATTAGTCCGCCTAATCCTGTCACTAATGAAGGAGTTGTTCCACAAGAACAATCATCCGTACAATGAGCTAAAGATTTTATTAAGTTTAAATATCCTGAGATATCAGCTCCTTTGTTGCAGCTTCTCGCTAAAGAAACAAGACCAACTAAGCTCATTATCTGAGTAAACAAGTGTGTCAACTCTTCGTAACGTGTAACGTTAGTAGTCATCGCTGCACTCATTTGTTGCTCGATAGAACGGACACAACAGTAAATAGCGCAAGTGTCTGTACAATCAACTACAACCTCTTGTATTCCTGTAACAATATCGTAAACAATTAATCCATCAGGGAATACATATGTAAGAGTAGACTCAATTTCTGTTGTTTGTGTCCCGTTAGCAAATTGTGCAAACCCAACTGATATTACAGAACTGCTTCCAGATATAGCATGCAATCCTGATCCTACTGGGAAACTTAAAGAATGAAATTCAGTTATAGTAGGGATTACATTGTTAACAGTGTAGTTTGTAATGTCTGTAGATGTAAACAATGGAGATATACAATCAACTGTTTGAGAAATACAAACCAAAGGACGAGTGTATTCGTATGTGTAAGAGTTAGTTACAGAAGAATATGTTTCTAAATCGTTATCATAAACAGTGTAAACGATAGTATAAACTCCTGGCTCAGGGAATCCATTAGTGCCTAATGGCAATTGAATTATAGATTGATTCTGAGTGTCTACACTTACTTTAATATCACACCCAACATCTGAAAAGTCTGTGTTGTTATAAATAACTGTCCCACTTGGAGAAGTAATATTAAAACAACCATTAACATTGATTAATGCAATACCTTGCCCTACATAATCTGATGTATCGATAAATAAAAATACCTTAGGGGTTGCTGTTAGGTTAAATTGTGTTGAAAAACTTATTGTTGCCATGTGGAAGTGGGGTGTATATTTTCATCAAATATAATCACTTATTTAGAATGATTATAAACTACACACTATTTTACCTCCTTACTCTCATTGCCTCTGTTGTCGTATTTCTTAAAAAATGTTATCGGTGTAACCTCTCTCTTTATTACAGTATAGGATTTTGATGCAATGATTGCATACATAGCAGATACAGTTAAATCGTAGTCTGTCCAATCCTCAACATTAAACTTTGCAAGGTCGTTTAACGTATCATCAAACATGCAGTTACCCATCACATTTGTTGTGCTGCTTATCCCGATGTTCTGATAAACATATGACTGCATATGTTCTATAAGCATACGTCTGACACCGCTTTCAACAGACCCTGTGTTAGGAATCCACTTCTCCTTTTGATTCTTCTCGGAATATTCAGAGTGAGTAAATGCAGGTCTATCCATTAGATAATGCTCGTATCCGCGATTACGGAAGTGATTAATACATCCAGGCTTATTGCTCTCACCTAATATTTCCCATCCATAGAATACACACTGCATCAACATATCCTCATAAAAGATAGCAGGGTCAGATGGTCTCGCCCAATACTGACAAACAAATATGTTAGACATCTCAGGCTTAACAATGCTTAGCTTACGGAATCCGTGAGACGCAGCCTTAGACTTCTTGTTAGATGTCGTGTACTTATGGTCAATAGGGTCGGTAGAGAACACTCCTTCGTGTGTGTTAGCAGGAGCTTTCTGTCCGTATTTTATTGTTTGTTTATTCCTATCGTCTCCCTGTGGCATCCAATACACAAGCCACTTACCCATCTTATCAGGCTCCCAAACAACTTCTGTGTCACGCTTACCATCTCTCCAAACAAAATTTCCTTGAACTAAATGATTGCCCGTTATCCCTGTGTTGTGATCTAGCTGCTGATAAATCTTGTCTATATCAAAAGATGTTTTCTCATTCGCTGGATCTCTGAACATCTCATCCTCCGTGAATGGTCGCTGACGTATCTCTTCAAAGTAACCAACAATATCGCCTGACATTTGTTTTGCCTTACGTTCACTTTCATAGTAAGGCTTTGCTCCGATGTTTATCCACTCACCATCAATTCCCATTACAGGAGTTTCAGGAGTATCTATAACAGACATTCCATACTCATCAATGAACCCCTCAATGCCATCGTATGCAGGGACAAAGTATCTCCACATCCCACTTCCTGTTCTTCCATTCTCTGTCATCTCTAAAATAGAAGACTTCTGCCATAAGGCATAAAAGTTTGCCCCTCCCTTTTTAGATTCATTGACCGTTGAACCAAAAAGTATTTTACCTATAATCCTTCTTCCAAGCGTCACGCATGTCTTTGCAATGTTGTACCACTTCTCTACGTTAACCTCTTCCCACTTACCTGTTTCATCGGCTGCTAATATCTTAGTCTTGTAACCGTCATAGGAGTTTTCCTTTGTGTTCTTCCAATCGATGGTTGTCCCTAAACTCGTCTCCTTTACAGTGACACGATTTTTAAATGTAACCTTTTGCTGTGGAGTCTTAAACTCTAAAGATTTCTTTACATCCTCTGCAGACTTAACTACTGGCTTAAAGAATGAAGGGTACGAAAGGAATCCGTGAATAAGCTTTTTAAACATCTCCTCGGCATCTCCCCCTGTTTTTGATACAATACCATAGTGAGAACTAAATGTCTTGCGAGCGCGGTTTAAAATGATGCTGTCAACCCTAAAAGAATATCCATCCCTTCGAAGCTTACCGTAACACTGTCCTATACACTCTTTATCATTGTCACATAAAAACCAATGGTAAAACCACCTTCTATCTCTATCTCTGTAGTCAGGATATCCTGAGTCAATCTTGAACCAATTAAGGTAATGATAGTGGTCTCCTGTTACGTAAGTAGGAATACCATTGTTAAAGAACCACATTCCTTCTGTACACTTCTTATCCTCCTCAAAGGCAAATGCCCCTTGGTCTTCCTCAGACATCTCATCCCAATTCTCAGGCAATATAGTACGCATCCACTTCTGACTCTTCTGAGGCAAATGATGCCCCATGATTTGTGTCTTAGGTGGTTGCTTAGGAAGAATAAATATCGACCCTTCGTATAACTCTACTTGGTTATCCATTTGCGTTCTTCAATGCTATCTGTTCAGCAAGTCCAATGTTCTTGTCCTTCAGCAGTTTCTCTGCCTTCTTTGCCTCATCAGGAGTTAACAGCTTGCGTAATTCATCAAGCTTCTTGCTTAAGTCTACAGACTCTAATAGGTACTTCCATGCACGATCAAACTCTTTCGAATCCTTATCGGCAAATAAGTCAATCTTTCCTGGGGTGATATTAACTTCCTCTAACACATCTCCCACAAAAACTTTCACCTTTGTAGGTTCCTTGATAGTAAGCTGTTCGTTGAAGCTATCGATTTGCCCCTTTATCGTAACGTAGGTGTTGTAATATGGGCTTGATAGTATATTGGAAAGCTGAAGTTCCAAATGCTCGACATAGGCTAAAATAGCCTTGTCCTTTATTGTAGGTTTTTCCATTATTTTAAATTAAACTGTACTAAAAAAGGGAGGGCTTTTATCTCCTCCCTTTAACCTTTAAAACCAAAACTATAAACTATGAAACTTATAGTGCGTTTATTGCTGTTTGCACAGCACTTGGAGTTTCTTCTGCGATAATGCTGAAGTTCTCTGTCCCTTTTGAATCGTACATAATCTCTGATCCAGCAGTGTTGATTGTAACTGCGTTTACCAATAAATTATTTATATATCTTGTTGCTCCTGTAGCAGCTACTGTTACTGAGAATAAGTTACCAGAAGCACTTTCAATAGCAGAACCGCCAGTAGATACTACCAATGAATCTGGATATGCTTTTTTAGAATCGTATGTAACAACAGTGTTTGTAGCAAAGTCATCAACAAAGATAATTTTATCACCATGGATAAATAGTAATCCTCCTGTAGACTCTAAAGTAACAGCAAAAGTACGAGCAGCAGCAGTATTAATAGTAGCAGCTGATTGAGTAACAAGTCTAACAATAATGTTATCTCTGTTATCAGTGTATGTAAGCTCAACAACACCATCAGTGTTTGTCATAAAATAAATAATCTGATTTGCAGATAATTTAAAAGCTTCGCCAGTTTTATAGTCTGTTAAAGATATAGATTTTGATACTTGAACTGCCATGAGTTTTTTAGATTTAGATTATAATACAAATCTATTCATTAATTCAGTGTGATTATAAATAAAGATAAAAAAAAGCTAAAAAATTAATTTAGGCTTCTTTATTTTACATTGTTGGCCCTTTTCTATGAACCTCAGCAATTAAGCATTCACTCGTTATAAGCATTCCTGCAACACTGCAAGCGTTCTCCAATGCTACTCGGACAACCTTAGCAGGGTCAATAACACCTGACACAAATAAATCCTCGTGCTTCATTGTCTTAGCATTGTACCCGATAAACTCACCAGACTTAATCTTAGCAAGGATAGTATCATCTACAACACCACAGTTAACAAGGATTTGTCTCAATGGAGCTTCCATAGACTTAACTATGATGCTTCCACCAATCTTCTCATCATCATTCAAGTATTCAACGTTTTTAGTAGCCTCGATACATGACAACAAACAAGAACCTCCCCCAGCAACGATACCTTCCTCAATAGCAGACTTAGTCGCTCTGATAGCATCGTCAACACGGTCTTTCTTCTCATCCATCTCCACATCAGAAGATGCACCTACAGACATAATCGCTACACCACCTGTTAATCTTGCAAGACGTTTCTTTAAACGTTCTGTATCAAAGTCAATCTTAGCGTTAGCAATAAGAGCCTTAACCTCTGTTTGTCTCAACTCTAAAGCTCCGTCCTTAGACTTTCCACCAATAAAAGATGTAGTGCTGTCAGATGATACAACCTTAGCGCATGATCCTAAGTGAGAAAGTTGTGCGTTCTCAAGCTTTGTTCCAAGCGTGTCAGAGACAACAGTTGCTCCCGTCATAGTTGCGATGTCAGACAAGAATTCAATTCTGTAAGCAGATGGTGGCTTAATAGCAGAGAACTTAATTCCGCCCTTAACCTTATTCATAATAGCGAAAGATAAAGCTTCTCCCGATAAGTCACCACATACAATAACAAAAGGCTTACCTGATGGTAAAGCTTTCTCCAAGACAGGTTGTAATTGTTTCACTGTAGTGATGTCCTCATCTGTAACAAGAACAGTAACGTCCTCGTAAGATGCTTCCATTTTCTCAGCATCGGTTACAAAGTACTTAGAGATATAACCTTTGTCAATCTGCATCCCATCAACAACACGAATACTTGTCTCTGCTGTGTTAGAACTTTCTACATCAATAATACCATACTCACCAATCTTAGCAAACGCTGAAGCGATAAGCTCTCCGATGAATGGGTCGTTGTTAGCAGAAATGGTTGCTACATTTTTAATCTTTTCTACATCACCATCAATCTTTTGAGAGATAGTTTTAATGTGTGACACAACTGCATTTACAGCCTTATCCATACCGCGTTTTACATCGATAGGCTTAGCTCCACTTGCAATCATCTTTAACCCTTCAGAAGCCATAGCTTGTGCAAGAACTGTTGCAGTAGTTGTTCCGTCACCAGCATCATTAACTGTTTTACGGGCAACACCTTTTATCATCTCAACACCTACATTCTCAATAGCGTCTTCAACTTGTATTGACTCAGCTACAGACACACCGTCTTTTGTTACAGATGGGTCAGCTCCGTGATAGTTGCTAATGATTACGTTTCGTCCTGATGGCCCAAGGGTTACCTTTACGGCATCCGCCACAGTGTCAAAACCTTTCTTTACTCCACTCTTTGCTTCTTCTTTTGATAGAATCTTTTTCATAGTTGTTTTTTGTTTTTAATTTATTGCTAAAATATCTTCTTGTTGCATTATCATATAATCCTTACCATCAATGGTAATATCTGTTCCTCTATACTTTTGATACAATACTGAATCTCCTACCTCTACAAGAGTTGCTTTCTCTCCCTTTGCTACAATGATTCCCGACAAAGGTTTCTCTTGTGCTGAGTCAGGAAGTATTAATCCTCCAAAGGTTGTTGTCTGAGCCAAGTCCTGCTCTATTACTACGCGATTTAATAATGGTTTTATTTTCATAAGAATTTATAGTTTATATCTTGTTCTGTTAAAAAGGAACACTCTTGCCCCCCGTAATTTAATCTGCTTGACACACCGTTAAAATAGCTAACCTTATCGCGTATTGCAACACCCTTTATGTTCTCCCCTATATTATACACAATACCTATTCTTTCTCTTTCATTCTTTCTTTGTATAAGACCTCCGCGAGTTTCGTCTCCTGTAATGTCTATCACAAATAATTTATTGTTAAGACACACCAATCTACTATTACGCTCTACAGCGATAATGTTTCTTAGCTGCATCCTGTATAAGTCTGTACCCAACAATTTAATGTCGTAGTCAGCATCGTTCGTGAAGAATACTGTGTCGCCCATTCTAAGACCACTCTCCTTAGCTTTCTTTGATAATGCAAACACTTTACCCGTGTTCCTTAGATATGCTCTCTCGGTGCGTAAAATAAGCCCTCCTTCGGTCTTTGTGTGACTCTCAGGTTCTAACACTGGCTCAACGAATATATAATCCTCTAATGGTTCCAACTTTGAATTAACAATCTTTGCCCATATGTGATAGTATTCACACTGAAACAAGGTCTCATCATTATATTTAACTTTATTGTCATCCTGACAAACGAAATGGTGCATCACAACGATGTCTCCCACGTTTACAGGATTGTCATAACTATGCTCTGAATCTATGATTTGTGGACTAAGGATGACCTCCCCAATCTGTTCTGCGTGACGGTACTTATCAAAGTCAGTATCTATAACTAACTTCTCCCCGTTAATTCCTGTGATAGACGACACCCTTTTAGAGTCCACGTCTGCACGGATCAAGAATAAATCTTTGATTAATTTCACGACTGTTTAATTTAACTATACTTAACTTAACTATTATCTTACAATAACAACTGACTGACTTAAGTCATACTCTATCGTTACAGGAACTCCATCCAAACCTTTCCACAATATCTTCTCTCCTTCTCCGTTAATCTGAACGTATATTAAAAATCTTACTTTGCCAAAGATATGAAATTGATTGATATCCTCAACAATATCTGTGATTAAATTTTTACCTATTCTATTCCCTACAACAAAGGCTAATCCCTCGTCCTTAGGATTGTGCCCAACGACAAGCTTTCTGATTATTCCTGCAGGTGTAGTTTCCATTATTAAAATAGTTTATTTAATCCCAAGTATATGTACCTGAATCCCGATCCAATTTTGGAAGCCTTCCTCCTGTTTGCTTTCCTTTATCGTATTCATCCTTTTCAATTTCACGTACGCTTTTAGTCCCACGAATATCATAAGTTCTGCTTTTTAGTGAACCATCGCCTCCAGGCAAGGTAGCTCTATAATATTTAGACACTCCACCACTAGACACTTCTTGGTAATGCTCAAATGGCTCGTCATCTTTTACACTCTTTGACCTAGCACCTGAAGCAGAAACGCCAGACAAAACAATTTTTGTACTGTCTACTTTAGGAGTAACAGTTTGTTTCATCATTAATTTGTTTCCAGAAGCAGCTTTTTTATTTTTCTCGGGGTCTCCGTTTAATGTTAACATTGCCATGATTATTTATTTTTAGTGTTATTTAACAATTCCATTTTTTTAAAGAAAGAGCTTTTCTTGTAGGTCTTCCTTTCTCATCTTTCATTGGCCCTGAAACTCCAGACATTCTTGCACAAAAAGATTTTCTTCTTTTAGCATCTTTGCTGTTGGGATCAAGCTTAGATGGCTTAGTTGTAACAGCCATTTTAAGCTTACTGCCAGGATGTTCTTTTCTATAAGAGGCAACACCCTTAGCATTTAATCCTCCTGTTTTATTTTTACCTTCCTTGCGAGTCCAAGCAGCTGTTTTTGACATTATTGCTGTTTTATTTAGACAAATATAATGAATTATTATTATTGATTGTCATCCACAACAATATATTTATGAGAAAACTTTCCTACTCTGCAAGGCACAGGGTTATTCCCAATAATCTTCATATATGTTGAATCTACATCAATAGATAAAACAGTAAGCGTTCTGTAATCAGGAATATCATTTCCATTTTTATCAATAGTTACATACGTTACAGAGTCAACGATAGTAAAACTTCTTCTGATTATAGAATCAACAGTTATTACTGGATTTCCTGGAAGAATCTTTTGGTAATACAAAACAGGTTTTCCATTTAAACTGCCTGCATGAAAGCTGTACCCGTTTTTATCTACTTGAGATACTGCTTTGTTAGTAAAAATTGTAGTCAATGCTACTGCTAAAATTAAGATTGAAGTTTTCATAGTTTCTAAGTTTTAAGTGGTTATTTGATTAGTTTAACGCAGGAGTTACGATAAAGTTACAATAATCGCAAAAATAATTATAACTCACTGATTATCACAAAGAAAAAATCCTCCCGAAATTAATCAGGAGGACTTTTTTTGTAAATTATATTACTTATTCAAGTCAGCTTTTAACTGTGCCAACACTGTTGGTGTTGTCTTTAAAATCTCAATCCAATCCTTTTTCGATTTGTTTTGATCTTTGTAAGTATACCACATTGGCTTCTTAAACGTGATACAGCCCTTCTCTACACCTTTTTCAAGGTAAGCTAAAGCTTCATCGTTAGTAATGTCAGTTAACACAACCTGTGGAATTACAGGCATAGTCTCTAACTTAATCTTAGCTAACTCCTCAGCAGATGGTGTATTAACAAGCTCTGTAGGAACCTTTACAATCTTTTCTTCAGGTCTCATTATTCCCATAAGTGCTTGGAATACTTTCTCCCCGTTAACTGTAAATGATGCATCTACGAAATCATCAACCATATCTTTACCGATAGGTGCTTGTGTAATTACTCCTCCATCTCTCCAAGAGATAGTATTTGTTTGCGAGTTCTTCTTCAAGATACCTTGATTGATAGCCTCCATAACGAAGTATTTACGCTTCATGTTCTTGCTATTTAATCCATCCAAGAATGCTTTAGGATTCTCTTTTGCACGCATTCTTAAAGAATAACGAATCTCTGCAGGGTCTTTATCTAAAGACATACCTAATACCATTGCATAAGCTGCAACTTCATCCCATGCTCCTTTGTAGCAGAAGTGTTGTGCTTCAGATGCTAACTCATCGCTTTCCATTACTGACTTCAAGCTCTCACCTGGATCAACTGTAAAGAATGCTGCACGTACTGCTTTATCTCTGTTCGGGTTGCTACCATTCTTGTTGGTAAGCATTAAAAATTTAATCAACAATGTCTCACGACCTCCGATTAATTTATCTCCGTTAATAAATTCTAAGTGAAAATTTTGTTTCGGTACTTTATCGTCAGGCGTTTGCTCATCTTTAAAGATAGACATTTCTCCTGGTATGTAACGGATTGTTCTCATCATATTCTTTTCTGTATCATAAATATTGTCTTCCAACAATAAACGATAAGATGGTGGATAGTGAGCAGCAACTCCTCTTCCTGATGAATAAGATGGTCTTTGATTGATGTGGTTCAATACGAATATAAATTGTTTCGTATCGTAACGGCCTGATTTAAAATCGGCATAGGAACCCAACTTATGTTGAGCAATTGTGGATGTTTCCATTTTGTTTAATTTAATTTAATTGTTAAATAATAAAAAAAAAGAATTAGCGAAACAACCGAAGTCATTTCGCTAATTCCTTTAGAACTATGCAGGAGTAACCCAAACAAAACGTCCTGGTGCGAATCCTTCGAATCCGAAGTGACTTCTCCAGTTGATTTGTAAGCTATCTTCGCTATTAGTGTAAACACCGTTAGCACCACCTGTTGGCCATTCTTCCCAATCGCGTGAGTATGTTCCGCCAGCTTTAGACTGAGACACATAATTCATACGAATAGATGGCACTGTTTCTTTTTTATCATCAGGCCCAAATGAATGAACTGATTTATCCATTGGAATAACTACTGCTGATTGAACGTAAGTTTGACCTGCAGCACCTAACATATTTTTGTAGTTGAATACATCATATGTTTTCAAGTGATAAGTGTAACCTTGAACTAAGAAAGAATCAAAAGAGAAATTCACGAATTGATCTTTTCCGCCTGAGAAAGCACCGTATTGAACACCGCCATTTTTCATTTCGATAGAAACGAAGTTATCGATACCTACGCGCAATTGAATACCTGAATAAACAGCGTTTTCTTTAGCACCACGATATTTATCGATTTGGTCAGTAGTCATTGTTTGCCAATCAGCTTTAGTAATACCTGTTACAGCATTGTAAGTAGTTGTGTTACCGTAGTTTTGAACGAAAGGAATCATACCTTCAGTCTTAGTCAACGTTGGTTGAGCAGTAGCAAGAGTTGTGTTTGTCACTTTTTTACCAGTGATTAACGCTACCTCACGTAAGTTACGAGAAGCTCTGTATGCATCATGTTGACCTTTGTAGTAATACAAGTAACCCATTTGTCCGTTAAGACCTTCTACTTCAACCCAGATTTCTTCACCTAAAGAAGTACCTGTTGACTTGTTACTTTCTTTCAAGATTTGCATGTTGTTAACGTAACGGTTAACTCTACGTGCTTGAGAAAGTGGTTGGTCAGTACCCTCTTGATGAGCGTTACCTGTGATGATGATAGTGTCAGTTGTTAATACTGCAGGAATTGCTTCTCCTAAAACAACAGGAGTTACATCAAATGTAGAACCTGAAATTGCTGTTACTTGAGCCTCAACACCGTTAGGAAATTTAACAGTATCTTGTAAACGAACAGGATTTGTTGTGCCACCCATTGGTGCTGTACCTACTACTAAGTAAGGAGATACTGCAGATGAAGGCCAAGTGTAAGTGTAGCCTGTAGAAACAGTTAACGTAACTGTTGCATTAGCTGCTCCAGCATCTTCTGCATCACACTTAAGAACTTCATGCAACCAATCTTCTTCAGAGTGCATGTACTCAATCCCTGAAATTGGATTCCATCCGCCAAGCTCATTCATTAAGCCTGTCATGTTTTGGTCTCCTAATGCCTTGTACAATTTAGAATCGTACTGAGGTTTTAATAAATTGTACAATTGTGCTGAACCTACCCAGTTGTGGGAAGTTACTGCTTGTACCATACTTGGAACGCTTGCCATAATTTTTATCGGGTTTCTTAAACCCTCTTTTTAGTTGTTTATAAATTTTTTTCTACCTGTTGTCTAGCTTTCTCTCTCCAGTCAACTGTTGTTACAGTAGGTTGAGAGTTAGCTTCGAAATGCGTATTCTTAATCGTTTTTACTTCTTGTTCTCTTCCTTTCGCAAGAGCATTGTTGTGTGCTGTTTTAGTAATTGCTTCTCTGTTTTTCAAATACACAATCGCCTCAAACACTTTCTTTTGATCGATGTTTCCCTTTTCATCTGCAAACTGATTCCAAAATACGTTGATGTTTTTAGGCATCTCCTTCAACATGTCTGCAGCATATTTCCTATCTGCGTCTGACACTTCGAATTCTACGGCATCTTTGTCGTCAATCTTTGTAGATAATTTGATTACATCTTTCGATAACCCCTCAACATAATTCTCCCAATTTTCTTGAGCTTGTCTGTCTGACTCAGCTCGCTGATTTATCTCGTTAGGATCAGATTGTTTGGTTAATAATCTTTCATTCTTATAATTAATAAGGAAATCCTTATCTAATTCTGCTTTTTGTAATAACATTTCAAGGGATGCATTGTCCTCGTCTGTCATATCATAATCTTCTTTCGTTACCCACTTGCCATCTATCTTCTCTGCCCACGATTCAAGGTCATATTCATTCTTTAACTTTAGCTCTAATGTTCTATCAGATAACCCTTTAAATTCAGGCTGAAGCTTCATTGCCTCAAGTCTAACTTGAATAGGGTCTTCCATAGACTCATAATCTTTAGATTGTAGTTCAAAGAATTCTCTGCTTGTTACATCGACTCCTTTTTCTGCCAATTCATTAAGATACTCTATCTGTTCGTTAGCAAACTTTTTAGAGGCAGGTGTATTAGCTAATGCTTCTACTTCTTCCCACGACTTGAATTTACCTGCTGAACGCTCAGCTAATGTCTCTTCAAAAGACTTTGTTACAGAATCTCCTGACGGAGTAGTTTCTGTTTTTGTTGTATCGATAGGCTCAGCCTTAATCGGTTCAACTGTTTCGTTTGTCAAAGAACTTGCTGTAGTATCCACCGCTGGGGCTTTTACTTCAGGTGTTATATCATTTGTGACGTTCATAAATTCGCTTCCTTCAGTGTTGACGGTAGCTCCCTTCATTGCGTCTCTTAATCCTGCTTGGATTTCTTCTTCTAATGTTGCCATGTTTATTTAAATTTAATTTAACTATTATTTACAAATATATATTGTTATTTAGAATGATTATAAATTAGAGTTATTTTTTTGTTGATTTAGCAGTTGCTTTTGCTGCTAATTTTGCTTTCTCTAATTCGTGTTCGTGACCTATACCTTGCTTAATTTCTTCCGATAAATTAATAAGATGTCTGTCTGCAACCTTGCCTTCGTTAGCAACGTGCTGAGCAGCAACCTTCCCTTGGTTAGCAGCTTCTTGAACATCTTTTTTACCACCAGTATTAATGTAGGCAACAGTATCTGCGCCTTGGTTTTTAAGTGATTGAAGTTGCATCTGCAGGCTATATTCAAACTCAATCTTCTTCATATCAATCTCAGCTTGAGCGTTGATGACAGCAATTTTGTTTGCTGTTATTGCCTGGTCTAATTGAGCCTGAGCTTGTGAAGCAGCTTGAGCTGATTGCATTTGAACAGCTCCATTATTCTGAATGTCGTTAGCCTTAGCTTGTTCTGCATTCTTGCGATTCTTATCTTCCAACAGAACCATCAATTGCGCTGCAGCCTTTACATCTTCCTTCAACACCATTCTTATTCTTACAACATCCGAAGGCATTAATACACCTTGCTGTATACCTAGATTGATAAGACCTTCTAATTGAGATTTCTCTTCATCATCAGGAAGCATTTCTATATCAATAGCAAATTGATTGAAAGCAATCTTTTTACCGTATGTTAATGTTTCAGTTGAATAAGCTCCAATAGCATTTGTGAAAGCTTCATTATCATAAACGATACAATCCTGTATCATTAATGCCAATCGTTTAGCTTGACGTACAATAAGGTTATTAGCGAACTGAGTCAATGGACGTAATGCATTATTAGATGCTTGTATCGCCATCTTTTGTGTTCCAACTAAAGCTTCTGTGTCAGGAGAGCTTGCATCTACTGCAGAGTTGTATCCAATAACATCGTTCATCTTTTGAAGCTCATTGTTATAAGCTGCGAACAATACATTGAAGTCTCTTCCAATACCATTATCTAATGGCTCTATTACTCGTCCATTAATTACGTTACCATTTTTATCGCGAGACCTGTAAGTGTAAGAACCTGTTTGTTCATACATTTTAGTAATCTCAATACCGTCCATCTTAGAGTTATTAGGATTACCCATACCTCCAACGATAGCGTCCATACCCTCAAGGTCAATAGCAACCCCTGGAGGTTTTGCCTTGATAAGTAATTGTTGTGTCTTTAAGTTGATAAGGTTGATTTGATCTTCGTGAGGAATCATTCTCTCCACCAAAGATTTATTCTCCATATCATAAATACCTGGAGCAATTATCACAATAGGTAACTCAGCCTTTGGGCTATAGCTTCCTGCAATGTTATCGCGCTCGATATTCTCGGACATCTTGTAATTGAAAAGGTATGATGTCCCAGGGATCCATTTACCTTCATATCTGTATTGACATTGCTTAGTGATTGTCTCAACTGAAGCATTTCTTTTGTCTGTCTTTAACTTAGCAAAATATTTCTTTGCATCATCGATTGTCTTAGCAACTGCCTTACCTACTTCTAATGCTTCACCCTTAACTCCCCACTTAGAACCATTGTCGATAATCACTATCGCATCAGCAGAAACTTCGCCTGTGTAGTTAGATGATTTTTTATCGAAGAAGAATCCGCCTTTAGGATTAATCTTTTTTGTTCTTACCTCTTTGTTGATAGTAAGAAAGAAGAACTCCATCACCGTGATGTTGAAGTTATAATAAGGACGAGATGCCGTTAGACCAGTGTTGTTATAATATCCCTCATAACTCAAGCTCCAACTCCAAAGGGGGTTGTTGTTCTTCCCCGCTTGTGTTTTAGCAATCTCGAATAGCTGTTCGTCCGTGAAGTCAGGATTCATTTGAGCAAGCTCATAAATCTGATATTGTTTCAACACCCCTTGATAGGAGATGTTTCGGAAGTCTTCATACTTAGAATAAGGGGTAATCAAATCTACAGGATCAACATATTCATAACGAATGTTTTTATCCTCATCATAATAACGGTAAGTAGCTGCTCTTTTAATAACAACTAAGTCACGTAATATCTTTCTTCTTGTTTCCTCAGCATCGTTATTGTCAAAGACAAACTTAAGTGCCTTCTCCATTGAAATCGATGCTGCTGGTTTATATTTTAGTTTCAAATCAAGCTCTGCTTCATCCGAAGACTCAGGAATTTTTCTTCCTTTGTTTACTAATGGTATACCTGTCTTAGCCTCAGACTCCGCAGAAAAATCCTTAAGGAACATATCCGCGTATAGGTTATTACGATAGTCATCGTATTGAGTCTTTGATTCAGGGTCGATAGGATTACATTGAATCTTATAGTTCTGATTCATCATTCTACCAACGATGTTATCTACAATTGTAGCAATACGATTAACAGGAGAAAAATCTAAGTTAAGATACGATGTATCTCCGTTTAAATCTAATCGGTCTTTATACTTTTGAATTGACTCAAGACCCTCCGCATATTTACGGTTCATAATATCTCGTTGTCTACGAGTATTAAAAAGGGTACTGTTCTTTGTGTATTCTGACCATATCGCTCTCGCGTATCTTAATCCATATGCATCTTTCGCCTTCTCTTCGCTTGATTCTAAAAATGATGGGAATGATGATATATTTTTTCCTTGGTCTGCCATTATGGGATAATTTAAAACAAATATAAGTAGTTATTAAGAATGATTATAAATAACAAACAAAAAGATGAAATGAGATTTGCTATTGAGAAAACATATCTCTACATTTGCATCACCATTTAATTAACCAAAACAATCTATGTATCACCACATCAAAAAGGAACTATACCTTAAAGTAGAAGTTGAGCAAAAGATTTTCAACAAAGCTCTTCAGAATAAAATGGGAGAGATATGCGTTCCCAATACTCCAGAATGGCAAGATAAAATAAAACTCGAAAACAAATTTATTCGTTTAACCACAAACGGGTCATATATAGACTTAAAGATTCAACGCATATCTGTAAAGGATGATATCATCATCCGTCTTGGTGACATCATTGACTTTGACAGACAAAAGATGCACACATACACCAACACAAAGACAGGTGAACAATGTCAAGCAACAACAGTTCAAGGAGCATCAGATATTTTTAAAGTAAACCTTCGCCACATAAAAAAAGCAAAATGATAAAAGGAGTTGATAACTACGTTACCCTTGAGCCAATAACTCACACATACAAAGATACCGACAATCGATCATACGAGTCAGTGTCTAAGTTTCGTTCTCATTTCAAGAAACCTTTCGATAAAGAAATGATTGCCTATCAAGTAGCTAAGGCTGAAGGTAGAACAAAGCAATCAGTAATTGATGAGTGGGATGGCAGAACAGAGGAAGGAACTAGAATACACAACGCATTAGAACGATACAATAAAACAGCAGCAATACTTCCATCAGACGAAGACTTAACGCTTGTTATAAAAGATATCGCAAAACAGTATTCAGGATACCACAGAGTATACAATGAGGTTGTTGTGTATGACACAGAAGAGATGATTGCTGGGACGATGGATCAACCTATGCAAGTTACATCATCAAGCAAGTCGGTAATAGACATCGTTGATTTTAAAACAAACTACCAAGGCATAAAACAAAAGGAAGTAGATAAGAATGGTAAATTTAGAAATGATTATATGCTTGGCGCATTATCTCACCTTCAGAATTCGAAGTACAACGATTATGCTATACAGCTTTCTATCTACGCATACATGCTTGAGAAGAAAGGCAATAAGATAGGCTCATTAGCTATTCATTGGATTAATCCTGCAGACCCTATGGACAACTTCATTATTCCTGTACCATATATGAAGCACGATGTCATCGCTATGATTAATTGGAAAAAAGAAAATGCTGTTCCTGTAGAACACATCGAAATAAAAGAAGAATCAAAAAAACAACCTTTATTACCTAACCTTGAAAACTGGGATTTATAATGACGTACTTCAGAACCTTCCAAAAACTAAACAATGCAGACCCTAAACCTGAAAAGGTTGTAAAGCCTAAGAAAGGGTTAACCTACAAACGTAAGGCAACAGGCGAAAAAGAAATATTTGAGCAGATATGGAATGAACGACCCCACTTCTGCCAGATATGTTTCACTCCAATAGGAGAGGCAACACCATCGAACTTTCCACACATCCTTCCAAAGGGACAAAATAAGTACCCTAAGATGAAGCTTGACAAACAAAATATTCTTCTTGGATGCGAAGATTGTCATGTTTTATGGGACAACAAACGCAAATCTATTCTTAAACACCCTGATTGGCAATGGGTTTTCGAACTTGAAGAATGTCTTAAAGAAAAATACAAATTATTGTAACCTTTCTATTTATTACCCGTATAACACACTATGGAAAAAGCAATCGGATACATTAGGGTAAGTACCTCTGACCAAGAAAATTCTCTTGAAGTTCAGGAATCACAGATCAGAAACTACGCTCAATTCAAAGGATTAGAGATAGTAGAAATATTCGTAGATGAAAACATCTCAGGAGGAACAGAGTTCAACAAACGTCCTGCAGGGAAACGTCTTAACGAATCATTGTCAACAATAAAAAATGTCATAGCAATAAAGCCTGACAGATTATTTCGTAATCTAAAGGATGCGCTTATTACTACTGACGAATGGAACTCGGAAGACATCGCTCTTCATATCGTTGACCTTGGAGGAGCATCTCTATCAACACAGACTGCTCTTGGAAGACTTATGTTCTCAATGATTATATCTTACGCTGAGTTTGAAAAGAATATAGTTGGAGAAAGAACTAAGGCTGTCCTTACACATAAAAAGAAATCTAAAAAGGTTTACTGCGGCAAGGTGTTAGGGTTTGATAATGTTAACGGAGAACTTGTTCCGAATGAAGCAGAGCAGGAGATTGTAACCCTTATCAAGAATCTATCATTAAAATATACAGACGTGCGCGTTGCACGAATACTTAACAACGTTGGATATAGAACAGTAACTGGAGTAGAATTCAGACCAACAACAATAAAGTACATCAAAGAAAATAAATTATACACCTTAAACCAATAAAAATGGAAAAACATAAATATGATCTAAAGATTTATAATGGACGAGTAAAAGTTTATGTGGATGGATATGTGATGTTCACCTTTAATCAAATAGACTTTAAAGGCTATTACGCATACAAGGATGACACTAACCTGTACGGTCTTGATGTTTATCTTATGAATGATAAAGGAGGAGCAACTACAATGGAAGTTTATTTTAAAACCAAGGACAATTGGTTGAATATTTTAAAACTTTTAGATACACACTTATAAATCAATCACTATGAAAACACAAGAAGAAATAGAACAGTTAGCAACAGAACACGCTAATTTAAAACCAAATTTTGATAGAGTAGAAGAAGAATATTATAATTCAGGTGCAATAAATGCCTACGAAAGTTTTATTAAAGGCTACACTAAATGTCAAGAAGATATGGCTGATAAGAAGTACACAGAAGAAGATATGATTAAATCATTTATGGCAGGAGTAAATTGTGAATCAAGAAATGGTAAAAACTTTGAGCAATTTATAAACCAATTAAACAAATAAAATTAATTAGAACTTACTCAACAAATTAAAGAGATAACCTGTCAGATAAGCAATATGCTCGTTTGGCTCGTTATCTTCTCTCGTTAATCCGTGATGCACTGCTATCTGCTCGATCAAGTGATAGTTCTCATGAGCTAGTGTATTCGTATATTCCCTTACATACTCCTTACTCTTGTTTATCAATAAGAAATGAACGCAGCCGTGGCTCGTTGTTTTCTCTTTGAATGTAAACCCGTATGCATTCTTCCACTCATCCTCGTTATACTCATCAGTAAAAAGACCCACCTTCTCGCAAAACTTTAAAGCCTTTGCGTAAGATGAGTCATTTTCATATCTAATGAAGCAGATTTTACTATCGTAAACAGGAATCTTAAACAAACATATAAATAATCCCTTCCCTTTACTCTTAGTTATCACTTCCATATTTCCTAAATTTTAATAAAGATACTCAAAATATACCTCGATTTAGGAATCAAAAACTAAAAAACCTTACATATCAAATATGTGGGTAAAGCGTGCAATTTGCCCCTGCTTAGGATGGTGTAAATACCCCTCAATCGCCTTGGGTACGCCCTTATAGCCGTTCCTGTCGTGCCATCCATCGCTGCCACTCGCTGAACGTGAACTTTCTATTGTCACACCGATCATATCCTTCGCCACCTTGTGGTGAATATGGTGCGTGTAGAAGTAACGATGCACAGACTTGCTCCAATTCTTACACTCTATAGCCATCAGCTGAGGTAAGTCATTGTTTTTAGCCCCGTCACCGTGAGTCGTCCCTATAAGGTTGTCCCCGTATATGAAATACTTCCTGTGCTTCATGTCCGTGTCAAAAGTAATGTTGCTACACGTTCTAAACCAGCTCTTTAACGCTTCAGCTAGGAACCATCCCGTCATATAGTCGTGATTACTAACGTTATGCACCACGTGAACGTCCGCAACACCCGTCAACTTCTCCACAATCTCCACGTAAAGGTTCTTAGCCAACAGAAAGTTATCGTACCACATACCATCCGTGTCCTGAGGAGTGCCACTTGTCGTTGTTCTCTTAGCGTTATCCGTGTGAAGGATGTCGTTTCCAATAATTAACACAATCTTGTCGATATTAAACCCCTGGCTCTTCTGCAATAAACCCTCAACACCCTCTCTTACCCTTCTAATAGCGATGCTATTGTTGTAAGTGTCACCCGTTTCGTACTCGCTGCCCAACTTCCCTATATGAATATCCGCAGGATCGACCACCAAACAGTGTGCATCCTTTAGCTTCACCCTCTTAATAGAAGGGTACTTAGGGCTGTGCTTGTCCATGTCCTTCAACAGCTGAATCTTCAAGTCACCCAAAGACTTTGAGTTAGGCTTGGCAAACATACTAAAAACCTTACTCTTGTACCAATAATGCTTAACAGTACTCGGATCAATCCCAGCAGTTTCACATTCAGCTTCAAGTAATGACATCTGTATTCGGTAATTCTTTACTAAATCAACCTCATCCTCACTTAAACGCTTTCTGTTCATGCTGTCGGCTTCACCGAGATTTCTTTTGTTTGGCATATTTTCTTTTTTTAGAGTTTATACTACTTAAACATGTTTCTTA